GGAAAGGGAATAGGGAGCGATTCGGAATATGTCCTCGTCAAGGTTACCTTCTTATGGGCTATTTTTGGCGAAGCCAAAACACCCAAGACGGTAGTCCTGTACGAAGGCATACCCAAAGTCAAAAACGCGGCTTTCACCGCGGGAAGACCTTGGATTCCGACTCTCTTGACAACCTCGGTGGTCAGAAACCGGCCCTTCAAAGAAGGAACCTGGTTAATTACATCGAGGTAAGCACCGATTGGGATAAACCAATCGATGACAAATGACCAAGGAGTTAACTCCCAGATCACGCTCAAGGGATCAAGCAAGCCGAGTTGGCGGGCGAAGCCCATTTCCTCGGTACATTCGAACTGAATGTAGCGCTTGCGGGACGCTCTGTAAGGAACATCAAAGATGTTCTTACTTTGCGAACCGTTACCTTCCCATTTTCTTTCTCCGGAGACTCTGTAGATCTGCGAACGCGGACCGACAGAGATAGCCTCGAAGGCTTTTGCAGCCTCGTATGAGTCGCCCAGAAGGGGCATCCATCCGTACTGCAACTCCAGCCAGCGACCAGAGATATCGGTTGTTTTTAACCGAGTCCCCCTGGGACGAGCACCCAACTGCCTCGCGGCAGTTGCAAAGTCCCCGCGTTTCAACGCGAGGGCCGCCCGTCCAAGCTTACTGAGATTACCAGCGAGCAAATCCACCGTTTGGTGAAGTTGCCCAAGGTTGACCGCAAGGTTAAAGTCGTGAGACTTCACCTTCTTAACCAATTTTCCATACAACGCTAAAGTGTCGTTGTTGGTCCATGGTTGGTCAGCATCCCAAGCAAACCCAGGCGTGTACGTCTGCACATCCACACTCGTAGATCCCGAAGGATTGAATGTGTATAGCAGCTTTAACGTGAAGGATAAGCTGAGCCGGTTATAGGACTCTACGGTACAAGTGTAATTATTCCACTTATCCCGAATAGTCCCAGCGAAAGTAGTTGTCTTACCATCCCCCCCAGTCCAGGTTCGGTAAAAACCGAGACCTGTACCGTAAGGGGTGACAGGGGCAACTCCAATCGTCCCAGTAGTCATGGAGGTGGGAGGGAGTCGGTATCAGTGTCTCCTGAATCGGGAGTTTTCCCGGTGAAGAGGTCGCTGATCCGTTCCCATTTAACACATACCGACCCGTCATCATCGTTATTCCTGATACTTGCCTGAAGCGGGATACAACCCGAAACCAGTGCAAGGACCAAGATCAGAATGACGAGTAAAGACAAACAAGATGCGAGGGCAGGCCCTGAAAGGCTGAAGCTCACACCACCCGAACTTTCGTTCGGATTACGCTTGTTATCGGACATGTGCAAACACCTCCTGGGATCCGAAATCCCTGACATGGCAAAAGCCACGGAGTTTTGACTAACTCCACGTCACAACGAACCTTCGCCGTGACGCGTCAACCACCGACCCGAAAGGGCGGTGCAGAAAATCCGCAGTGGACCTTATACTAAGAGTACAAGAACCAGACGACAGACTTTCCTTCATTGAGATTGGTGTACTGAAAACAGTGCACCTCTCCATACTCTGTTAGGGCCGGCCCATCAAGGGTCGACTCCACCAGTCTATGGAAGGCCACAAATTCATCGATAGCCCGCTCCTCATTAGGAGCGAG